CTGCAAAGTTCTTTGTGTTGTAGTGAGCCACTAACGGACCCCACGGTAGAATACTTTATTGTTCGTGGACTCAGCCATCTTCGCCTTGAACTCCCGGTATCGCCTGATAGCAGCACCAACCTCCTTTCTCTGCTCGACAGTGTAGGTAGCCAGCCGGGGGAGATCGTTGGTGTCACGATAAAAGTTCTCCACAGCCTCCCCATAAGCGGTAGCTATGGCATCATCTGACATCTGGTTGTCCAACAGACAGATGGTCTGCTTCCTGCCGTTCTTCTTGTTGGTCAGCACCCAGGTCCGGGTGCTAATCCATCGTCCCTGCACGTCCTTCTTGGCGTTATCAATACCTCCCAGCAGAACAGGCTCTGGCTCAGGGGCTTTGACATGCTCAGGCACGTACAGAACAGAGGGTTCTTTTGGAGCATTTAGTAAAGTTACCATAATGAAAGGCCCAGCCCAGGTTTTGCCGCAGGCTGGGCCACATTCCTCCAGGAAAGATAAGAGTTACTCTATGATGATCCGACCCCACTGGTAGTCAGTAGTAACAGCCAGAGGAGCATCCGCTACGAACACGCCCTGAGCGGCATCCCCGGTAGATACATGGACATCCACCGATCCAGAGGTAGTAAGCCCCGGTACGTGGACTTTACCCAGTACCCCGGTCCCCTGCATCCAGACAGCAGCATAGCCCCTGGTCTGGAACCATCCGAACTCACCAGAAGCAAGCTCAGTAGCAGCAAAACCAATCGGGATACCGTCCGGGGTAGTATTATACAGCAGGGCGCTGCTATAAGGATTGGCCATCAAGCCACCTAGAGTGGTGGTCACGGTAATGGCCTCTCGAATTCCGTTGGGCTCGTCAAGATTAACAGTAATAACACCAGCCGAAGCAACGGCCAGGTGGTCTTTGATCCTGTAACGATGACCTTCGCCAGGGCCATCATTGATATAGAGCCATCCGTCCTGGTACTGGTTCGCCGTGGCAGCAGTAGCACCCAGAGTGAACGTTACAGAGGTAGCTCCAACTGCGGAACTAGCCTGACAGACCAGGTCCATGTCATGGTTTGCAATCGCCAGAATATTCTGAGCAAGCTGACCGGCTCCAATAGCCTCACCAGCTTTGCCGTACCGATAGAGAGACCCGTCAGGCAGTTCCATTAGCCTGCCGTACTTGCCTCGCTGAGCAGTCTGGACTACCTTCTCTTCCCCGAAACTTCCGTAATGCCTTGTTGGATATGCCATCTCTTTTTCTCCTTTTTAATACAGGCTCACAGTCCTGCGGCACCGATATTAAGGCCTCGGTTACACCTTGACAGCCTTCTCCGCACGTAACGCCTCCGCTATATGCTTGCGCAAGTGGAGCCGCAACGCATTCCTTTGTTGTGCCTCGCTGCCGAACTTGGCCTGCCACTCGCAGTTAAGCTCGGTGCAACGGAGCATGTTAGGCGATGGAGAGACCTCCAGAGGTGGTGACTCCACCTCCGGGGCCTCCGCTTTAGGTGATTCCAAGATCTGGGCATACGTCACGGGCTCGTACGTTTTGCCTCTCTTGGCACAGCACCACTCACACATACACAACTCGGAGGGAGGATAGGGCAGTTGCCCCCTCCGAGCCATCACCATCTTATTATGCAGGGTATTAGCCTGATTGGGGACCTCAACCGGCGCTTTCTGCCACACCGATCCGTCAACATATAACTTGTCACGATGATACCAGGTAGTGATCTTCGGCTGGCCGGTATTTTCCAGGCTAGACCAGGCCCAACCACGAGACCTGGCCTCAGCCTCGTACTCTCTGATATTTTTGTAACTAGTCATCAGGCATCAGTCGCTGGGGTCGTGGCATCAAAGGTCAACGGATAGCCACGAGTATCATCCAGTTCAAACACCCCGTACCGAGCAGTCATCACTACCTCAGTACCCCGGAGAGAGGCGTCCCGCTGGCGCTCCACCTTCTGACTTACGCTTTCCAGGGCCACCATAGCCCCTTTCTCGGCAAGACATCCAATAGCATCGTCGGACGAGTCGATAGTAATCAGACCGGACTCAAAGAGCATGACCCCGTTAAAGGTCTTGTTGCTGTAGAACTTCTGGAGCTTGTCCTTCTGCATACTCTCAGGCCAGTAGTTGCTCGACCCGATAGCTGTGGCTGAGGATACGAAGTCATATACGCACCAGGGGTGGTGCACAGCATAGGTTGGGTTGCATGGGTTGGCAGCCCGTCCCTTGCCAGTAGCAATAGCCCCAGCAAAGTTGGCAACCGACATGGACTTGGCAGCAGCACCAAGAGAAGTCCCGCCGTTCAGGTTGGTGTACAGGGCCTGTACGTCGGTGTCTTTCTTCCTGGCGTTACCCTCACCCATCTGCCTGCCGATCATGGTAAAGATGGCTGGCTGAGACTGGGCTACCAGTTGGTCGGTCACAATGACCTTCATACCTGTCTCGGACACGGTCAGAGAGACGGTGGACATCCCAATCTCTTCCGAGTCTACCATGTCCTGACCATCAACCAGGTCCGACATGGTCATGTTCCCAATCTTGGGGACATCTAGTTGCTTCTCACCCTGTTTGAGCTTCATGTGCTCAATCAGTTGATAGCTGGGAGTGTTGTGCTGTTCCGTATATCGGGTTACTGCGATAATCGTGCGCTGAGCATCAGCCAACCCAGCAGTGGTAGCAATCTGTGTCATTTAGACCTCCTTAAATACCGTAACGTTTCTTGACAGCGGCCAGAGTCTGGGCATTTTCTATCCCATTGTTGTACTGGTCAATTAGTTGATCGTCGTTAGAACCCCCTCTGACCCGGCCCCCTCGGTCATATCTCTGGACAGGGACACGGCCTCTACGCATGGTCTGGTTTTCCTGACGGAGCCGGTAGTTCTCAGCCCTGGTGCTATGCACACCACTGGCGAACTGTACCGCTCCCTGGTACATCTTTTCAGGAGAGTCAAACATCATCAGCATGTTAGGATTGACGCTGAAAGCCTGACCAATGCGCTGAGCAACGATGACCTTGGCCTTGTTGTCCAGGGTACGCTTCTGGATGTGGTCCTTGATGGTGTTGGTCAGAGCCTGATGGTAGATTCCTACCTGAGACTCAGTCATATCCTTGGCTTGAGCCCTGTCGTACCCCTCATTCTCTATCAGATGCTGATAGAAAGCTTGAGCAACCTCCGCAGATTGCTGATTGACAGAGGCATTGAGCCTCTCGTTCATCGCAGCCTTGCGTTCTGCCATCAGGGTTTCGTGAAGCTCGTACTCAGTCTGAGAAGGCTGAGGAGGAGGCGGGGGTGCTGGCGGGATGTAGTCCAGAGACGGAACTATCGGCTCCTGCCACCCCACCTCATCAGCTTCCCCTGTCTGGTCTCCCAGGGTAGCTTCTTCACCACCATATATTGTGACATTCTCGGGCTCACCAGTGCCAACGGTCTCTTTATTCTGATCTAGAATTACACTATCTATATCATCAAAAAAGACTTCTTCGGTCTGGGGCCCACCTAATTGTTGAGTAGTCATATCACCTACTTTATTAACTCCTTAGCTTATGTACAAGCATTCTATTCTGTAACCCGGAACCTCCGCTTAACTTTTTCAGGGTCTCGTGCTGCAATGGAAGCCTCATAACGGGCACGAGTATCTTCAGAAAGAAGCTTCAGAATTTCTGGAGGTATCTCACGGAAATTAGTGCTGGCATCAACATACTCTAACTGATCTTTAGTCCAAACTGTTTCCCTGAGTCTTTTTATCTCCTCACCCCAGATCTTGCCACTGAAGATATTATTGCCACTACTGGCCTTCTTAGCTGCCATATAATACTGACGTAGCGCTCGTCTCTGCGGCTCGGTTCCACCTCCCAGATCCTCTCTTTCCTCATCATCGGGACCAAAGGCCTCAATGCGAGCCCTCTCTCTGTCACGGGCATACTTTAAGCGAGTGTCTTGCCACCGCTTCTGGAAGTCTTTAGTCTTAGCATTACTCCCTTCCTCTCCATGGATAGCCTCATAGTTGGGATCACTCCGTCTGGATCCAGGGATTCTGGTACTTACAAGGCCCAGCCCGGGGATGAACCTGCCAGTAGATTGAGACTCTTGCTGGCTTCCCGGCCTCTGGGAATAAGGTACGTAAGGAACAATAGGGCTAAGACTGGCAGCTTCCTTTCTAAATAATTCAACGTCTGCCGCTTCTTCCGCATCTATCCTATCAAGCTCAATCTGATAATCAGAAGGGTGCCTTCGGCTTTCATCCTGGGCCTGCTGGGAAATAGCACGTTGCTCATCAGGCCAGAGAGATTCAAAAGTTCTATCCTTAGTTTCTTTAGCTAGATATTCCTTCATTTCTGACTTGTACAGGGGCCGAGACCTGCTACCCAAAAATTCTACTGCACCCCTGGCTTCTCTTTCCCCTATCGTGCCTCCTTCAAAGGCAACAGACCAGGCCCATAGGGGGACGAAGTTTTCGCCTATTCGACTCCCCACATCTCGGAAAGTTCCAATCGGATCACCAATAATATCTCTGGTAATTGGTTCTCCCATATATTTTTCACCAGAGATAATATCCCATGCAGTAGATGGAAAACCAGCAGATTGGGATCTGAGCCATCTAACCCCTGGATTAGCATTGAGTCCATCTTCTAAACTTAGAAAGTCCCCTCGTCTGGTTGCTAATCTACCTAGCATCTTAAGATCACTGGTAAACTTGGACCCTACCCCATACATATTTTTGCCAACTTGCCACATTAAAAATCTAGGCGAGGCAGGATTTAGCCCTTGCACCAATTCTTCCTGTATCTTTTCAGCTTTTAAGGTATCTGGCAAATTACCGTACTCACGCCAGCCCTTGCCAATAGTAAGAGCAACATGGGCAAATACAGTGCCAACTGCAAAAGACAAGAGAGCTTCTTTAGCTAGCTTCCCCCGTAATCCACCCTGGAAAGCACTCATGTACATTGCTGCTGTGGCTCTACGATATCTAGGAGCAAGAAAGAATGAAGCTTCAGCAGCAGCATGGTTAGGCCCAACTCCCAGCCTCTTGGAAGAAGCAAGCCCTCGCATACTATCTATATAGTCCTTGAGTTCCATCAGTTTTTGAGGATCGCCTTCAGCTAGATGCTCCAACCCTCTGGCCATGTGGATGCCAGCCTCATCAAGGGCAGCCTCGTATGCTTGCTGAAATGGTCTCAAAGGAGCAGCCATCTTGCCAAAAAGTCCTTGGGAATGAAAGAGACCCCCTCTGGCAAAAGCGTCTGTAGCTTCCAGGCCACTATTGGACATGATAATGGGGATTCTCTGGAGCAGGTCAGCATTCTCAGCTATTCTGGTAGAGCGTATCTTTCGAGCATATCCAGGCTTGGCCAACGCCGTGAAGAATATCTGACCAAATCTAGCAGCAGTAGCTCCATACCCGATAGGATGTCTCACTGGCATTGCAATCAACTGAATCGTAAATAGACTGGCATCACCCGCTAATTGAAAGATACGCCCAACAGCATTCAGATTGTTAATGCCTTTCAAGATGCCGCTAACTTCAGTATTTCTAGTCAGATGATTGAGGTCATCAATAAATTCTCTGGCTCCTTCTCCCTCAAATATCTGGCCTGGCAACATCGAAGAACTAAACTCAGATTGCACTTCTCCAAAAGCTGAAGCATCTCTAGCCCTGCCAGGACGTCTGGTTACATCATCTGGTAGATTGTGCAGTATCCAGTCAGAGATACGCTCATCAACAACTCTATTCCATGCCCTCTCTACTTTAGAGATAACCGCTTCTTCATAGGGACGAAAGACGAATCCTTCCTTCTGGGCTTCTGCAATAGTTGTAAATTCACGAGCCTTATTAGTACCAGTCTTGACATCAAGAGGGCTCATCCCTGTGAGGAAAGCTGTCTCAACAACTTCCTTATCCGGGGTAAGTTTTTCTAGAACTACCAGCCCACCGTACCGTTCAGTGTAAATGCCAGGAACATCCTTAACATCCAGCCCATTCCTAGCAAATAGATCTATAGTAGCATCCTCTACCTCAGCCATGCGACGGAACCATTCACTCTGTTGAGGCGTTAACCTATCTGCAAACCTACCAGGATTAGCAGCGATCTCACTGGTAGAATGACCAGCCAAACGGCCACTACGCAAGAGCCCAGTCTGAGGATTTGTCTTACCGAATAAGTCCTCTTGAATGCCAATAGACCATGGATGCGACATCATCGACTGTACTTTATTGGCACCTTCATCCAACATCTGGGCCCTAGCAATGACAGCTTTTTGCACAGGCCTTTCTGCCACAATAGATGGATTCCCAGCCTGAAGCATCTGTCTTACGCCCGGAATATGACGCAAAGTATTCCCAACCTTGCGAGCATTATTTGGGGAGAATGCTATACCTACTTGAGTATCAACATCTAATGGATCAGTAATAAGAGGGTTTCTATCTGGACGAGGAGCATCTCCGGTAAGAACACCTCCCGGCCCTGTAACACCAGGAGGTGTCTCGGAAGTTTCCAGCCGGTATCTATTTCCAGCCGCTGTCCTGCCACTATCCTGGGCAGCAGTCATGGCCTGGAGTCTGGCGCTAAGAGTGCCAGCGGCACTGGGCCCAGAATCAGGCTGCGTAAATCCCCGGTTTCTTATCCTGGCTTGCTCAAGCTCCTCGGGAGTAGGGAAGGGTCTGCCTTCCGGGAGTGGCTGATCTAGAATCAATGGATTCTCAGGAGGTAGTAGCGCAGAATCTCTAGGAGGAATAATCTCTGGGGAACTAACCCCCGGAGGAGTTTGAGATGTTCTAAGCCGATAGGCATTACCAGGACCCGTTAATCCACTATCTCTAGCAGCCCTATCAGGACGCAAGCTAGCTGCTAATCTATTCTTTGGATCAGGTCCAACATCTATCTGCTTGAATAGAGCCTCCTCTTTACGTATCTGTTCAAGCTGTTCTGGGGTTAACCCCTCTCTACGAGGAAGGGGCTGATCAAGTAATAAAGGCCTGTCGGGAGGCAATAGAGCAGGATCTCTAGGAGGAATAATTTCTGGGCTACTAACTCCAGGAGGAGTCTGAGATGTTCTGAGACGGTAAGCATTACCAGGGCCAGTTAATCCACTATCTTTAGCAGCCCTATCAGGACGTAAGCTAGCTGCTAGCCTTCTTGTAGGATCAGGACCGACACTGATCTGTTTAAATAGAGCTTCTTCCTGGCGTATCTGTGCAAGCTGCTCTGGGCTTAACCCCTCTCCCCGAGGAAGAGGCTGATCAAGCAATAAAGGTCTATCAGGAGGTAATAGAGCAGGGTCTCTAGGAGGAATAATTTCTGGGCTACTAACTCCAGGAGGAGTTTGAGATGTCCTAAGTCGAAATTCATTACCAGGCCCAGTTCTACTACTAGCCCTAGCAGTCCCAGGAGGTCGTATCCTAGATGCTAGCATTCTTACAGGATCAGGGCCAACATCTATCTGTGTAAATAGAGCCTCGTTCCGCCTGATATTTTCAATTTCTTCAGGAGTTAATCCTCTTCCACGAGGAATAGGGCGATCTGGAATCAACGGGCGTGTTGGTTCTCTAAGAGCAGCTTCTTCAGAGATTAATGGACTCATGGGCTGCCTAAAGCCAGTATCTCTGGGGAAGTCCGTACTGGGAGGAGGAAGGTCTGGGATGGCAGGTGGAGGCGGCGTTGCAGCTTCCCTCATAGGACTCAGGATAGGAGCATCAGGCATGGGTTCCCCACGGCCTACCCATCGGAATGTCCCATCCTCGGGGATACTTATCCAGTATCCTCCCTTATTGATAGGGTACTGCAGAGTCTCAATCGTTGATTCGACCCCTCTTGAGCCTATCTTGATTCTAGGTGGCAGACCAGAAGGAGAAACAGTGGTATTCCTTACTGGCTCTTCAATAGATCCAGGAGGCAAAGATCGCATAGGAGCATTATTAGCAGGATGCCTAGTCTCACCTCGCATGAAACGAGCAAAAGCATCATTCATTTCTTGCTCAGAGATAGTACCTATTTGCCTGGGTGCAACACCAGGTTGCAGAGCTTGTGGAGGAGCATTATTAGCAGGAGGTCTAGTCTCACCTCGGAGGAATCTAGCAAAGGCATCGCTCATTTCTTGATCAGAAATAGCATCTATTTGCCTGGGTACAACACCAGGTTGCAGCGCTTGAGTAGGAGCATTGGGTAAAGAGACATTCTGATCCTGCAATAACCGAGCAAGAACGTCTGGGATCTGCTCGTCTGGGATCCTATCAAGTTGTTGTGGAGTAGAACCAGGAAGCAAAGCTCTAGGAGGAGCAGGCTCAACAGGAGGAGTAGCCTGCCCACGCATGAATCTCTCAAAGACTGGGTTCATCTGATTGGCAGGGATATTATCCACTACTTCAGGAGTGGTACGAGCAATCCTCTCCAGATCAGATATCCCGCTCACAGGGCGGGCTACATCAGCAGCAGTATCAACACGGTTCAAGAAGCTAGCAAGCCTACCGGCACCCCTGGCAGCGGCACCGCCACCAATGAAGTTGGTAATATCAAAGATCCCACCAGCCATCTGGTTCAGAAGAGGCTGTCCCTTCTCTTGCTCTATCATCCTCTCGAAACGACTAGCACCAGGACGAGGCTCAAAATCCTGATTATCCTGGCCCAGAGCCTTGGCAATCCATGATATTGGACCTGCTCCCGCAGTTAATCCTGATATACCGTGGGCTACTTGGCCTCCCTGATCACCAAGGCCACCAGGTCGGTTAGCCCGATCACCAATAGGACTCTGGCGCACCTCCGATTGCAGGTACAGAAGTGGGTCAAAGATATCTGCTGCTCGTCCAAGAATTGCTAGAGGGCCAGAGGTGCCACCAGATGGAGGCGTGATAGGTGTCCCATCATCCTGCACACCGCGCATGAAGGGGCTGAGTTCCTCTCCAATAGGGCGACTATCAGCAGTGGGCTCCGGGACTCTCTGAGGAATAGCTGTGGGGACAGGGTTTGGAATACCAGAACCAGACGGGCTGAAGTCCAGAGGCGGCTTGCCTCTGGTTACCCGTCTGGTATTGAAAGCTCGTTGTTCTTCTTCCGTCTCAGGCCATCGGAAGGGGAGCTTTCCTGCCTCTATCAAGGCTCGATTGCGTTCTTCTGGTGTAGGCATTTACCTGAATATAAAGGATGTCTTGGGGCTTCTCTGTCCAGAGAAGCTACCCCTGGAAGTGGGGGACCTGGACCAGTAATCGTTATGGAATCCTCCAAACCCACCGGAAGTTCCTTCAAAGAAGTCAAAGGGGTTGGTATCAGGCAATCCTCCCATAACAATATTTCGGCTCAACTGCTGATTGTACTTAGTCAACATCTCACCGGGCCTCTTGCGGTAGAAGTCCTGCATGTTTCTGGGAAGATCCTGGTTTCCCAGCGCACCTAGAAAACCAGCTTCGGGATCTTCTAAGAAGAAAGCTCTCCCCAGATCTGTCATGTTATTCTGCATAGCTCTATCCTACTGGAAGAAGTTGAACCCACGGTTTTGCAGGAAGGGCAGCATCTGAAAGTCTGGCCTGGTTCCCTGCTCTGCCAGAATAGAGTCAAACCTCCGGTCAGCAAGATTCCTGAACGAAGGCCGGAACCGGCTCGCCAAAGAGTTTATCTGAGGGTCCAAAGCCATATCAAACTGAGCCCTGGGATTGGAACTGAGTCCTTCTATCCCTGCCCTCTGACTATTGGTCAAGTTAGGAGCATTAGGCCCACCCCTCAGCAAGTTAGCTGTAACTGCTAACAAGCTATTGCTGGCTCCTCCTCCCGGCTGGAAGCTCTGCACTCCTCTGCTATTCAAGAACTCACCAAAGGTATTGGTGGGGCTCCGGGAAGCAACATCCTGCAACCCAAAAGCCCGGTTGAAAGCAGGAGCCTGATTCTCTAAGAAACTTCTGTAGTTCCCACTAACATTAGGGAACCTCTGATTCAGGTGCTGCCCAAACTCTGCTTGTCTAGCAGTAGGAGCACCAAACAAGTCTTCCAGAGTAGGCTGCTGAAAGTTAGTTGTCATAGGTCTATTCCTCTATTAGAATCCAAACACATTAAAGCCACGTTGCTGTAAGAACGGCAGGAAGTTGAAGTTCGGGTCAAGACCTTGCTGAGCCAGAATGCTGTCATACTGCCGATCCCCTGCCGACCGACCAGCCGCATGGAACCTGCTAGGCAAGTTTGCTAACTGGTAATCAAGTACCATATCAAACTGCCCACGAGGGTTAGAAGAAAGATTATCAATCGCCAGATTCTGGCTGGGAGAGAAACCTCCATTCTGTCCGGCCCTCAGCATCTCAGCCGCAGTATTTAATTGGTTGGTGTTTGCTGTTGCCTGATTGAACCCGCCCAACCTGTTGTTCAGGAATGCTGTAAAGGTGGGAGAAGCATTTGTTGCGAGCAGGTCATTTAACTGCATCAGCCGATTGGTAGCGCCTACCTGTCTATCCAGAAAGTCCCGGTAGTTACCATTAATACCAGACACATTCTGGTTCAAGTAGTTCCCAAACTCAGCCTGCCTCGCCTGGTTAGCCCCAAACAACTCTTCCAGAGAAGGGGGACGGAAGTTATTCAAGCCATCAGAAGCACCCAGACGGCCCGTATTTAGATTGCCAGTACCTATATTAAAGTGGTTCGATAGATCCTCTCCCATTATTTGCCGAAGCTGATTGGGATCAAATTGCTGCTGTGTCATAGTATTCTTTCACCTCGTTACTTTTTTCTACTACAGGGTTAACTATATAAAGGAATATTAAAGTTTTGGTTTTGTAGATATGGAAGCATCTGGAAGCTACCAGGGCTTCCATCATCTGGAGTATCTAGCCCATGTTGAGCTATTATAGAATTGAAAGCATTCTGTAGGGATTTAGCCATAGTGGACCTAAATCTAGAAGGAATACTATTTAGATAGGGCATTGCTGCCATAGCAAACTGAGTAGCCTGATTCCCTGCACTCATTAGATCATTAATAGCCATAGCCTGAAGAGCCGCTGGAGAACCTGGAGGTATCGGTCCCTCAATGTTTCCACTGATAAAATCAGCAATTTTATTCAAGTGATCTGCCCCAGGGACAATGGCAAGACTGGTAGGAGTAGGATTGAACCCTCCATTATTTAGAAAATTAGCAATCCCCCCATTCATAGATGCTGGATCAAGTATTGTCTGCATCAAGCCAGCAGTTTGCAAGTTAGCGTCCATAGTTGGAGAGCTAAAGAAATCTGAGTAAGCACCGGCAGTGCCAAAGTTCTTATTGATAAAGTTACCATACAGGGCGTCCATGCCAGTGCCCTGTTGCCAGTACAAATCCTCAAGCGTCGGAGGACGGTTAACCCCCAGACCACTTCCTGGGATTATTCCATCTAATGGTGGAGGGGCAGCATCAGCATTTCCTCCACCACCACCGGGGAAGTCTCCACCCCCAGTGCCTGGATCAATGTAAACAGGATCTTCATTTCCTCCAGGGTGTCCTCCAGGATCAACTCCAGTACCAGGAAGAGTCCCTCCACCCCCACTTATCTGATTCTTGCCTGCGGGAGTAACCCCGGTCCCTCCACTGCCTACACCAACACTAGCCAGGAACTGATCTCGGGCATATTTCAGTTCCCACTCAGCTTCATTAGGTTCCATCCCAAAGTTCTGGATCAGGATATTCCAGAACTCTCCAAAGTCGGCGTTAGGATCTCTGGCAAACTCGTCCAGTACATCATCAACAGTCAGATCAGGCAGTTGTTGTTGAGGCTGAGGCTGAGGCTGAGGAGCAACTATTGGCCCAATATCATTACCAGGATTTATTGCATTTCCTGGGCCTGGATCAATGTAAACAGGGGCTTCGTTTCCTCCAGGATGGCCTCCCAAGTCCAGCCCTGGTGAAGATGCCTCCCCCAATGGACTGCCCAGAAGACCAGGAGTCTGCTTTCCTCCCGTTCCATCAACTTCAACTTCAAAACCACCGATCTTCTCGGCATAGTCAGCAGACTGAGGGTCGGTTGTATGACCTACAACCTTGCCATCCTTTTTGATAGTAAAGCTAGTACCACCAGATGTAGATCTCTGTTGCATAAGCTTTTCTTCTGCATCTCCTAGCATTGCCTGCTGGTCAGTTTCTAGATTGGCCTTCATCTCGTTAGAGACTCGACGAAGCTCTCGGCGGGTTTCCAGATTACGGAACAACTTCGCCTGAGATGCGTCTACCTGACGTTGATAAATATCCTTCCTGTCAGGAGCAGCGAAATCCAGGTCTCTCTTGAGACGAAATAGCTTCTCCTTTTCATGCTGAATGATATCTTCAATCTCTGCCATAGAAGCAGAGAAAACAGACGGAGCAGCTAGTTGCGATAATCTCTGCTCAGCGAGAGCCATCTGCTGGTCAACAGTGCCCTTATCAGAAAGACTGCTGTTAATAGCACTATGAGAGAATTTCAGCAGGTCATCATATTCAGCAAGCAAGTTCTGAATGATGGGGCGGCTCATTGTACTGGAAACTTGAGTCATTCTTTCCCTCTACTATAAGAAGATAGTAACAGAGTATTCTGCTATATTCATCCTAAAGCAGCAAAATCAGCCGGGTCAGCCTGTCCACCAGGTCTGGGAGTTCCCGGAGGCACTAACGGCCCCTGCTGAGGAGTCGGAGCTACCTGGGGAACTCCCTGAGCTTGAGAAGGCAGCACGTCAGGAGACATGGATGGGGATCCCCCACCTCCATTCCCCTGGTCCATACCAGATAGAGGAGCCTCCCCAGTACTATTGGCCTGATTGAGGGCTCCCTGCACCATGCCCAGGTCCAGCAGCTTCTGGTATAACTGAGTCTGGAACTCCATCCAGTAAAGCTCAGCCTTCTCGTACTCTCCCTGCTCAGCAGCAGCGTTCATCAGCTTCATTGCCATCGCAACAGGAGATGCGGTGTCAGCCAGTTGCTCGTATACCTCTCGTTCGATCTGCTCTACGTCCTGTAAGCCCAGGTAGTTCTCCCTGGCAAACCGCATGCTGACCATCGGCACGGCGCCGTCCGTAACCATCCGGGCCAACTGGACCTTGGCAGCATTGTCCTGTGGCAGAGTGGGCTCGATGAGAACCTCCAGGTTCCCAGCATCGTTCAGCATCTCGGCAGTGATTTCCTCCGAGAAGTAAGATCTGGTCGGGTCTTGAGTCTTCCCGGATAGGGTCATAGTGTCAAACTCGCCGGTAGCATAAGCATCAGCCAGTAAGTCCCCAATATCCTTGAGACCTACCATCATCGACTTGATAGTGGGCATAACGGGGATCTCCATCCCCTGCCGTAGCTGGTTAATAGCGAACCCGGAAGGGATAGCCCCGCCAATCTCTCCATGAGCCAGATGAGAGAAGGCCCCACGCTGTACCATCTGCTGTACATTAGCCAGGAATACTCCTGTCTCACGAGTCATCTCTACTGAGGGAATGGGAACGATCCGCTCCTCGTTCTGGGTTGATAGAGAAACTTCTGCCCCGCTGATACGTGGGTCATTGTCCAGTGCCAGAGAACCATCTCGGGACTCGTATACAACGGGGGGATTGATGGCTCGGGCTGCAAGTTCGAGCATGATGGACAACATGAAGTTGTTCTGGTCGAACATGGCTCGGTTGGCATGGAAGACGCTCTGTCCATATTCAGCGGTATAATCCTCCCCTTCAGCTTGAAATACCGGCAGTGCTCCTACAATCCCAATACTGACAGGAACACGAGTCATGCCATGAATCGTGGGCTCCTTCAGTAAGAGACCGTTCTCTAGAATGACCTGATTCTCTTCTGTGTCCAGATAATCATAGACCCAGTACTCGGGGTCATCGTTATTCAAGCCCCGATCCGGCAGGTCATCATCGGACAGATCGTACTCGTCTTTGAGAGACGATGCTGATTTCTTGGTCTTGTGACAGGCCCACAAGAGGCCATCCCTTCCCACCTCGTAGTAAACGTTGCGAGGGTCCCAGTCATCAATCTCAGGGAAAGTCCTGGTATTAGGGGGTAACTCAGGGGGTGTGATATTCGGCACCTGGGACGATAGCTCAAGGAATGCCGCCATTATCTCGGTAGCTTCTGGGCCAGGGCCCTCAAGTTCCTCCCTGACCAGCAGAACACGGTGAGCCCTGCGTCCTCTGACCAGGCACTGCATCGCCATGGAATCATATACCGAAGGGGTTAACCGCCTGGCCCTACGTTCATCAGCCTGCACCATCGTGCCAATGACGTACAGTTCCTTCATGTTGTCCAGACCCCGCTCCTGACGCTGAGCACGAGGCCGATTGATCTGATACCTGACCGTAGCGGTACTGATCAGATGGAAAGCCAGATTGACAATATTCTTGGGATCGTTGCTGGTGAACTTTCTGCTCTCGTTCAGAGACTTATCACCGACATAAGGAAGTAAACGGTAGCGGTCCAGGTCTTCGTCCATCTGGGACTGGACCTCGCTGTTCTCTGACTCCATCAGGTCTACGATGCGAATGATCTCGCTCGGTGTCATTTCAGGCAATTATCTACCTCGATATGTCACTTTCACAACACGCCTCTGCTGCGCCTCAGTGTAACCAAAGTTGTATATCAGCCCATAGCTGATAGCTTTCCAGGCGTGGTTGTATTTATCTTCGGGAGTGTCCCCGATCACGTTACCATAACGGTCAACCTTCCACCGCCAGGGATGGTAGGACTGGTTATCAAAGGGGTCAACGGCAGCACCAGCCTCAGAGAGCACTCCCTGGCAGTGTGGAGCGATAACCAGTCCAGGATGTCCTGTGAGAGGGTCCACTTTAAGAAAGGTCTTGATTCGCTCTCTTCCAGGACCTTCTCTAACTGGCTCACCACCTGCAATGAGACCAGCTTCCTTTTCCCACACTTCGTGCACAGAATGTACGGAGTGATGCTGGTTTTTATAGTGGGGATCTGAGACGAGGTATTTTTTGGCTTTCCACCAAGGCCGTTTTTGAGCGATTGCAATAACATCATTGGTCAGTAACCCTCGATCATATATTTCATCAAAGATTCTGATCTGACCATCAATATTCTGCGCTACCTCCAGCGCATGAGCCGATCCTAGCCCATATCCAGGGTCTTCCCATAAATGCACAGGATGGGCTGGATCAAACTTCACGTCCCTGACATGAATGTCAGCACGGAACTCACTGATGACCAGTCCTTTAGGAGGAACTACCTCACCGGCAATCCGCTCCATGAAATATTCGTCGCTCTGGACTCGCTCCAGTTCCAGGATCTTGGGGTCTTGCCTGCCACCAGGATATAAATGAGTGTTGGTCCAGGCCGGGAGCTTGAATCTGGTTGTCTTTCCAAATCCACTGGACCAGGCCTGGGCCAACTGGGGAAACCAGCCAATGCTGCCTTCCAAAGTTCCAACAATTAATATCCAGCCGCCCCCCTGAATGGTCCTACCGTAACATCGGTCAAAGATCATCGGATCGATCTGACCAGCCTCACAGAGGACAATGCCCTGGGGCCTGACTCTGGATATCTTGCTGGGATCACGGCCCGACTTGGTCTCCAGACGGATTATCGGGAACCTGTGACCTGGGATCTTTACCTCAATAAAACCAGGGTCCACTCTCTTGCTGGCATGGACCAGAGTTTCTCCCCATTGAGATATCAGATGCTCCTCAATCCCATGGAACTCCTCAGTCACCTGAGAGTAGTCATCCCCCACCAGCCAGTAGATCAGGGGCTCACCATCACCGTTGCCGATACTCGGATTATTGGCAGCGTCACTGGGGATTCTGCCCACCACATGGGCGGCAGTCACATTCGACTTGCCGCCACTCTCTCCCCCAGTAATAAGAATACCCTGCTTCCGGCAGGCTACAATCTGAGTCTGCTCGATGCCGGTAGCTTGCCATCCAATCTGATCAAAAACCAGCTTGGCAGCGGTAGGAACCTGAGGGAGAGCCGTTGCTGTGACTATTCGATCAACTGCCAGGGGTAACCGGATATTGGGCGTCCCCTTATTCGCCACCAGGCCAGCTTCCACCAGGGGAATCTCAAAATGCGCTTGGCCTCGGCTAATTCCTCGATAAGATCCATGCTGAATCCAGCCAGAGTCGGGGTTTTCTCTGTCTGTACCCGGAGTGTGTATTCCCACGCTCTCCTGGAAGCATCACGCTCTTCCTCAATAATGGCAGACCTGGGACTTGTCCCATCAGTCAGGCATTTTTTGGCAATAGCATGATCCATCTGTCTGAGGATGAGATTGTCCATCTCTCCAGTAATGCCATTACGCAAAGATGCGGATAACATTGTCTGAACACCCAACTCATTCTGGTCTGATCGGGACCTGGCCCATTCCTCTGCCAGTTTTGTAACCATTACTTCTTGCCCTTGGCCTTCCCCTTATTGCTAAAGGTGCGACCCGACATGTCAGCCGCCCTGTCCAGACCCGTCTTCTTGGGCTTGTTCTTACGGGCCGTTCCCTTGTTGTCCGGGTACCCTATTCCCTTTGGCATCTCTTCCTCCTATCCTATAAACCTGAAAGCTCCCGAAATCAGGGTCACTACAATAATAACCAGCGCACCACCAGCCCAGAGCTTGCCATCCAAATTGGCGTTGCGATTCTCCAGGGCACGGACACGGGTATCATAAGCAGACCTCCAGACTTCACTGGTCTCTCTGCTGACAAAAGTGTTGGACTGAGTCATTAACTGGGCTCTGATGTTATTCATATCGTGCAGCCTGCGGTCAACATCTGACTTGGCGGTGTCGATAGCAACCTGCTGATGTTCATGGATCTCGTTATGCGCCTTGGCCCGGCGGGTTATTTCTAAGCTTAAACTGTCTAGCCGAGATTCTAGCTGAGCTACCCGCTCTTCTATTGTCATGCCCTAATCGTGACAAAAATCACCACTAATATCAATCACCTAGGAAAGATGACGTCCACCTTCGCTGCGTCTTTCGTAAGTCTTCCCATAGTGCAGATTGGTCTGAGTCTCTACCTGCTCAAAGTGGACAAAGATATATCCGTCACCCTTCATCACCACATCCACCACATTCCAGGTAGTCCCGGCAGGGAACCACTCCATCACAGCGTGATCCCCGGCCCGGGCCCGGACCCACCGGGTCTTCGATGGCTTGCGGGGAGTCTCAGCCTTGTTGTTCTTCGGCCTCGGCATCCCGGCCTTTCTGCCCCATCATTACCAGCAAGTCCTGTACCAGAGTGTGGTACTTCGTATAGCAGTCCTGCGAACAGGCAGGCCAGAAGTTGAGAATCCACTCTTCTTCAGGCATTCCAGTGCCACATAGAGGGCACCAGGAGACCACCATTACTTCTTCCGTCCAGGAAGAATCTTGCCGGTTTTAGCTCAACGGTTGGGCTTCGTCTTCTTCGGCATTAGTTCAGCCCGTCCACAGCATCGTCAACAGCCTTCCTCAACAGAGATACCTGCCGGTGTACCGTCTCCAGAACATTCTCCCCAGAGCCAGTTACCAGCCCATAGGCCGTGGTCAGCAGCCTCAATGCTACATCCAACCCCTCAAATGCCATGTCAAAAGCGCTACGTACCAGAGTCTTCATATCTCCTCCTCTATGGATTAACCAACGAAAGTAGAATCCCCATCACAATAAAACTGGATATCATCGACAATCCAGAGAATATAACCCCCAGTATACACAGCTTCTCTAACTTCTTCACTACAACGTTACCTGCCTCAGCCTGACACACTCCTTGCATGTCCGAGCCCAGTAAATGTTATCCCTGGAAAAGCGATGCCCCCTGATACAATACGTCTTTCTGGGCTTCTTTTTCGTCCCGGCAGCTTCCTTCCTGGCCAGATACGCACGACGGTTCCTCTCCGAGACACAAACAAGACACCGGCGCTGATGAGGGCTCTGCCCTGTGCTGATCAGATTCAACGGGTGCCCCTTCTTGCAATGAGTCTTCAACTTCCTGCCATTCTTCCCCAACTGGGGCGGAGTCTCAGGCATCCTGTCCGGTATCTCCTTCCTCTTGCTCTCGTGCCACCGCATCCGGGCGCAAATCCGGCAATAATACCTGGGAGAATCTCGAGAACACCTGCCCGTATTCTCCTCCGTGTACTCATGACCCCAGATACAGTGAGTCTTGATATTACCTAACCTCGAACTCTATATAGTAATCCCTCCCCACACCGTCCCGGTAAGCAGAAACCTCAATGCGGTAATCCCCTGCTACCCCACATAACCAGGCTTCCTCCTCCTCCACGTCCGCTAAAAACGATGTCCCTTCCTCTGGTCTGCTGTCCAGGTTCCAGACCCATTCATCAGCATCCTTCAACTCCTCCGCAGTAACCCCCAGAGAATGGTCAGGCCCACTTCCCCTATCCTCTACATCCTCCCGAATAAATACCAACTCCCGGCAGGTGTCCAACCACTCAGACCTGTCTGATACCTCAGCATCAACCTTTCTGGACCCCTCCTCCACAGCCTGGATCCTCATAATAGGGGCGTCATCCTCCAATACCACATCAGGAAGCTGACTCGATCCGGCACATCCCATCATCATCAACATAACTATAAACATGTATCTCATCTGTTTCACTCCCAAAGTTTACCCAGTTCGCTAACCTTACCCGGACATTCCAACGTAAATCACTCTCGTATCCCAGCTTCTGTAATATCTGATGGATCATGTTCTCTACCGACTCGATCTTGATCTTCATGCGGCGCCCTATCTCCATATTAGAGCATCCCATGGCTACTAGCTCCGCACACTCCATCTGCCTCGGTGTTAACCTCTCAGGACTGGCCCAGCCGATCCACATTACTCCTCAGATCCATACGTGTTGCGCTCCATTGTAATCAGCCTGCCAGATCTTAGCAAGAAGCTCTTTTCTTGAAAGTAGCAGTCAGGGGGGTAGGCACCAGCTAAAACACAACATTCATAAGCCATACCCCCATAACAAGGCACACAGACAAAAAAGAGAGACACCCTACCAGCCCAGAACAGAAGACAAAGAAGCAGAAGACAGAGAAGCAAGAACCAGGACAGCAGCTAACAAGGAGACAAGAGGCCATACGAGAACAGAGAGCAGAAGGACAGAATAGCAAGAAGGAAGAGGACCAGAGTAAGCAGAGAGGACAGTAGAGCAACGAGCCAGCAGATCAGAGAGGCAGAGTAGCAGCGAGAGAAGAGCAAGAGAACCAGAGAAGCAGCCACAACAAGCAAAGAGAGCAGGAAGGCAACGACCACCAGAGCAGACATCATCGATCAGACCACCAGCGAGACAGCAGACAAACGACCAGCAAGCCAAGAACAGTGGGCCATCCAATCAGCACGATCAAGAGAGCAACAACCAGCGATGCAGCAAGAAACCACCTCAGAGACACTTGCTAGGACACCAGAGATACACTCAGCAGAACACCAGCAAGACACTTGTTAGAACACTTTAGATGCACTTGTTGAGACACTTGGAGAACACTTGTTGAGACACCAGCAGAACACTTACCAGAGCATACTCAGACCAACAGCAATACCAGCAATCAGACAAATCAGTAACAGACAACCAGACAAGAAACAACCATTATCACGATCCATGACTACCTCACTTTATGTCGGCGTTTATCCGGTGGCTTATAGCTCAACACCCCCCTAATTAGAGAGCAAGAACCAGGTAAGCTACATCATAATGTCGGCGATAACGTATAGAGATAATATAGATACAAGTTACTAGTAACTAGAACAGCAGAAACAAGCTACACTGTATCACTATCACCAGAATTCAACTCCGTAACTTCTCCCTCAACCACAGCACCCTTATCACCAGCCAGTTCCCTCAATCTCATCCACATTAATGCCGGCGCCTCATTGCTAATCACCTTGACTTCTTCCCGGTATTTCTCTGGATGTTCAGCCTTCAATCGGAAGATTTGCAGGATGGCTGCGTTAGTCGGTTTTGCCTCGATTGTTGCGTCCATTTCTGCCTCTAATTTCTCCACGTAACGGGCATGACTTGCTGCCATTCTTTTCTTGAAAGAATACACATCCGATGACACCCACCTTTCCACAGCTTCGACACTAACCCCTGCGCTATCCGCTGACCTGGTACGCTTGCCGCACATTGCATAGGCCCGGAGAAACAATTCCTGGTTAGCCCACATCTCCCGCTGAGCAGAATTAGCACCTGCTGGGAAACCGTCACTTTCCAAGCTTACGCCTAGCTGGTCTTGCATCTTTCCCCCCCGGATAACGGCCAGAGGGCGCTGTACGTGCATCCCTCAGGCCGGTGTTTCATACGCTATGGGTTTATCCTATCAATTCCCCTGCTTCGCTTCAACTTACTTAGTTCCCCCTAGCCTTCGAACCTTCCCTATTCTGACCCCAAAAGTTCACCATATTGGAACCAGAAGCACACCTGAAAAGTATATACATCAGTAGCATGGTGTAGTATACTAAGCATATCAAAGAAATGGAGGTTCACCCGATGGCTAACTACACTTCGACCGAGATCCACCTTCACAATGATACCCCGAAAATAGTAATCCGAGACTTGCCTTCCTGCTATACCGTCAGCGTTCAATCCAAGAACAACAGCGTTAGCTTCTTTTTCAACAGCATGAAAGAGGTGCAGGGGATGCTCGAATCCTTTACCGAAGCTGTAGCAGAATTGGAGCATCTGATTGAACTAACTAACTAGCCTGCCCATACTCTGCCAACTAGCTTGGGCTAGTTGGCAGTAATGCCCAGGATAGATAAATGGAGGAACATCATGCAAACAATCGAGCAAGGTTTGGTCAAACGTGAGCCACTAGCACAGGACTTCCGGCGTTGTCTAAAATGCCGGACCGGATTCTATGTCCGGGCACCAATGAGCCAGAGAGTGCCCATGCAATGCCCACATTGCCAGAATGTCCAGGAGCGTACTCAACATCAATAAAACCCCAAACCTTGAATCGTAAACAGATGGCCGCTCTATCTATTTATAACGTGGAGGTGTAACGAATGCCGAACATCCCAACCCAGCAATGCAAGCTCTGTAACCAGCCGGTAACCTTTGCCCAATGGTTTACTGAGCCCTGCCCAGCAGCACCAGACGGGGCCCACAAGTGCGCCCCTCTGGGCTGGCTATCTGTACACATACCATCAGCACCAGCTAAGGAGAAGGACGAATGACAGTAGAGTTTCACCACGACGAACAACACGCAACAGGGAGAATCTGGACTGCCTGGCTGGGAGATAAACAGCTTGGCGAGTTCCACTCAGGGAAGCAACGGTCTATGAACCAGGGCTTCTATTACACGCAAGCAGGGGAGCTTGTCAGAGTAGAACGTCGCCTGACAGCATGGAAGGACCAGGTACGTACCGAGTGGGAGCACGAGGGGTAAAAGCTAAGCGCCTGCCCCATGGAGGAAGGGCAGGCACTAGCACCAGGTGGGCAGGAAACCGGGAGAGAACAACCCTACTATAGCACAGGAGTTTGATAATGGATAGCACACAAGCACCAGCCCGGAGAGTACGGATTAACGTCAAGACCGGAGCAAAAGGACAACACACCTACGATTGCACCATAGAAATAGCCGACGCATCTATCGAGGAAGTCCTGGCCGAGAGCGATAAGCTCGTGGCCGAACTGGATGCCCGCTACTCCCCGGCAGATGAACAATGAACCAGTACCATGTGCAATACCTGGTCCAGCAGAGGGGACAGCAGGACAGGCCCAGAAATCGTACCATCTGGGCCACATCCCCTATCATGGCTGCCCAACTGACCATCGAACAGTTTGAACACGACAACCCCATATCCCTGGATATCAAGATCGCCGGGGTTAATCAGATTGACTATCCCAAGGATGTATGATACACTGTACCACGGTACACTAAAACAGGAGGGAGCAATGATCTACTACGACAAAGAGGGCAACCGGCTCAAGGATGTATGGGAGGCTATCACCCTACGCAACGAGGCAGAGTATGCCAGAGTAGCATACACGAAGATCCCCGAAGGGCCATGGATAATCACCCGCTGGGAGGGAGAGGACCAGTCTCCCTCCGGGAATAGCAACCCGCCAATGATCTTCAAAACAGAAGTGCTATCCAACAAGTACAACGATACGGTCCTGGATTGGGCAGTCTATGCCACCCTGGAGGAAGCCCAGGCCGGTCACCAGTCCCTGGTGGATATCTGGACAGCCGAGGAGGCACTGCATCATGGGCACTAAGTCATACAGCTTCAGACTGGAGGAGGACCTGCTGGAAAGGCTCAAGCAGTTCCACTCCATGACACGCCACACACACAAGCTCAGCTTTAACTCGTGGATATCCGATGTACTGATGGACAAGATCGCCACCAGCAAGAAGGGCACCAATGAATAGGGAAGATGACAGGCTCATAGCAGAGTGGGAAGAGAGAGGCCAGCCCGAGATACCCCTGCAAGAGGGAGTCACCGTCTACGACGTCCCCAAGTTCCTGGCCTACTGCCGGAAGACTAAACGGTGGGACGAAATAGACATGATGATAGCCAACTTCAAGCCCAGTTGGGCACCGGAGGAGAACAATGGTTAGAAAGTTTGAACTACCCCACGACCAGCTAAAGTGTGCTTGCTACAAGTGCAGACAGTGGAGATACCAGCAGCGCCGGCAGGGATTGGATAGGCCTGAGCCATCATGGGGCTACTGGTGATGAATATAGACCAGGAGCAGTGGCAAGAGCTAGCCAGCCAGCACGACAGAATGAGACAAGCCCTGGACGTTACATCCAATGCCTTCCGGGAGCTCCAATCCGTACTGGAAGAGTTCTCCCGAGGGATAGACCAGGCCACCGAGGACGAGGAGATTCTGCCCGAGGAGATAGTCAACTATATCCGACTCTGGGTCAAGCAGCTAAGTATAGAGCTGCACGAAATACTACAGGAGAGAATGTAGCTTGATCCGAAAGACTCACCGAGATCTGATAGAACTACCCCTGCCCTGGTGGATGGGGATCGCCTGGCACAACCCCGAGCAAGCAACCATGATCTGCCTCCCAGTACCATTGAACTGGATTGCTGGCTGGGCCCGGAACTTCTGGTACAAAGTACGGTGGGGACCCAGCAATAAACGAGACGCCGCTATCTTCTTTGCTCTGGGCAAAGAGTACGGGGAAGGTTTCAAGGACGGACAACTAGAAGCCACCAGGGCATACAAGCAACTAATCGACAAGTATTTTTGATAGGAGGGAACGTAATGGAAGTACAGCACGACATCGTAACCAAAATCAAAGCCATAGGAGACCAGAGGTCAGGCCGGGGCTGGGCTATGACCCTGGACTGGATGCTGCCCGGATCCAAGTATGACCTGGTCCTCTACGGACAGGGGGACGAGGTCGAAGGCTTCGACAGGGGCGATACCGTCAACGTCCTCATCGAAAGAGGAGGACTGAAGAGGGACAAGGACGGGACATACGAGAGCGATTACTTTTGGAACACGAAGTCCATATCCTATGCCAATGCCAGTGATATCCCAGCACCAGTAGCAGCCCCCCGGATGGATGACAACCTCAAGGGGATCAAGTGGGGAGCCAGCCTCAACCAGGCTGCTACCCTCCTCAGCGGAGACCCAAACATCATGGAGTTTGACGACATCGCTAACCTGAAGAAAGCAGTCCGGGGTATCGCTGAGATGTTCTATGAGCTGAACAACGAAGGGCCAGAAGGCACGACCATCACCGAGATAGTGGACCAGATAGTGGCCGGGGTAGCGGAGGCTGCCGACGATGACGACTAGCATCGCAATCCAGGAACAAGAGGCCGTGGCCCGGCTGTCAGCAATGGAGTGCCCGTTTTGCGCTGGCCGGCAGGAGGTCAGACTGATACGCCCCACCGACGAAGGGCCGGTGGCCTGCCCCGATTGCGACGGCACCGGGCGTAATTTTCCGGGGTTGGTGCGGCCATGCGGGTGCCAACAGTGGGCGCCGGGTGTAGGGAAATGTGAGTATTGCCATCGCACCGGCCTTGTCCCAGTCTCTCCCGCAAGTGCGCTGCACTGGCTGATGGGCCGCCGAGAGTTCAGATTGGTGGAAGAGGTGATGATCGGTCTGAGATACCTGGCGACCTGGGGAGAGGAAGCCCAAGCAGGTAGAGGCCCCACCCCACTGCTGGCCCTGGCAGCAGCGATAGAGGCTAGTCTGGTGGTGAAGGAATGAACGACCAGGAGACAGCCGCCGTGGCCCGGCTGGCGGCGATGGAGTGCGGGGAGTGCGATGACGACGGGATGAGATGTCCGTTGTATCCGGGGGAGGAAGGGCCGGTGATCTGCACGGGCTGCTGTGGCACCGGGCGGCGGTTCCCAGGGCTGGTGCAATGCTACGTGACCGAGATTTCCAACGACCCCACATACACTAAGGTCGCTGTGCCAGTCTCCCCCGCAGAGGCGCTGCACTGGCTAACGAAACAGGAAAACTACGACTTGCTGGAAAACAATGGGAGCATATATCTAGTTGGGTGGTGGCACGGCGGGCTGTGCCATATGGGAGAAGGCCCCTCACCCCTGCTGGCTATGGCAGCAGCGATAGAGGCTAGCATCGAGGAGAGAAAAGGAGTAAAGTAGTACAAACGTGAGGGACACCGGCCTGGTTTTGCAACCAGTGATTCACCCGGTGCCCCCACTAACCCATACCGAACAGGAGTATCAGCTATGACACATAGTACCACATCCACATCAGTTTCACAATTCCCCCTTGATCTAGTCAAGAAAGGCCTCTATCTTCTGCCCCTCTGCTGGCCTGTTGACGGAGCCTGTGCTTGTGGCAAGGGCCACGAAGGGCACGACATCGGCAAGGCACCCCTGCTCCGAAACGGAGTCAACGATAGCTCCAACTCCATCAAGCAAGTCTGGGAATGGATGGACAGGTGGCCCCTGGCTAACTGGGGCATCGACCTGGGCAAGTCAGGCATCCTCGATATTGCCCCTGACTCCCCAGAATGGCACCAGACCTTTATCAATCGTGGCCTCCCTCCCACCGTGACAGTACGATCCGGCGGGGGAGATGGGCACCTCCATTACTACTACAAGAGACCAGCCGATCTGCCCCTGATCAACATCAACAAGACCAACGAGTACGACATCATGCCCCGAGGGTACGCCGTAGCTGTCGGGTCTCTCCACAAGTCCGGGCAAAGATACCAATGGGAAACCAACTACCCCTGGATGGACACGGAAGACCTCCCAGATGCTCCTGAGTGGGCCATACAGGCCATCCGGGAGAGGTGGGAGGCTAGCGGGAAGGCTGCGAATATAGAGGCCCCTCTACTGCCCGGCGAGATAAGGAAAGACCTGATCCAGTCCCACCGAGAATGGGGACGGGACCGCAGCACAGCCCTGTATGCCGAGGGGGTACGCCTCTTTCAATCGGGCGCATCCCCCGAGGACGTGGTTGCCACACTCCAGGAGATAGACATTGACCGGGGGTATAACAAGTACAGTAAGCGTTTCGATGGGGGCATCAAAGAATACACACGGATAGCCAACAAAGCAGGGGAGTACGTCAAGAAAGAGGACGACCACTTCAGCATCGACGAGATCAGGGGGATGCTCGGGAAGGCTCTACCTAAAGCATTCCACAAGCCCTACACTCCGGGGCCAGTCTACCAGGAGACTATCTCAGCAGAGGAGATGAAAGCCTATCAGAAGAAAGTCGATCAACAACAAGCCGAAAAGCAGATACACCGTGACACGTTGTCGGAGATAACGTGTATAGCTAATACTAGTAGCGGAACCCCTTACACGTTATCTCCGACACAACGGCAGAAACCGGGTGATACCCTCTGGGCTGAGGCCGAGAAGGTGTTCCCGAAAGTACCCGGTATAAAGCCCATCGGCGTTCTGTCCCTGCTGATCAACGAGCATAGCCGTCGATGGAAAGCGACCACGTTGTTCAGCCACGCCTGGGTGGATAACCGGCAGAACATGCAGTTCATGCGACGGCTGTATTACTACAGCATCATGCCGAAGATCCGGCGCTACGATCACTGGTACACCAGAGATATCCCAGCCGACGGTATGTCTCATGATGAGGCAGAATCCTATCTGGAATCGCTGCAAAAGACAGCGACGCGCAAGGGAGAACACGTCATCAGATTCGACAACCTGTCTGCTGCGGGTTGTTACCATTTCCTCAGCAGCACCCAGTACGAGGGATTCCTACCCACTGCCACCCCAGAAGCCCTGGTAGTGACTGGATTGGCCCGTGTTCGCTGCAAGGAGAAAGGGGTAAAGCACATCCCGATCCGGGGGACCCGCTGGATACGACGTAAGGAGGAGATAGACCGGAACGAGAACCGCTATCGTCTGGTAGCCAAGGCGAAAAGTAGTGAACTTACTATGGCAGAAGTGGAAATCGACGCTCAGGCAGCAGGGTTGCACCCTGAGTACTCGGAAGAGATGTTCAAGCGGGATCAGGCAACACCTGGGCACTTGACCGGCACCTATATCACCCTCCATGAAGTGCTCTGGATGGTCAAGGCCAGAGGTGAGCCCTGGGTACTGATGGCCTTCGGGAAGGAACTGCTGAATGAGTTCCTCCATGAAGCGATAGCTGTATGAATTTAGAGGATGAGTTCAGCATAGAAGAAATCCTACAGATGCTGGGATCGGATGTCTCGGTTAGTTTCCATAAACCGGGAGGACCAGTAGCCCGTCATCGTATCTGCCCATCATGCCATGCCGTGTTCCCCAATGAGGGATTCGCCCCACGGCACCCTGACCTACAGTGGTGGTGGTGTGGCGGAAACACAGAGAGGGATTGCCCCTACCCTGATTGCAACTACAAGGGCCGGAGCAGCACGTTCGACTTCGTTCATGTGCCCAAGAGGAGAATAGGATAATGGTCAAGAGAGAACAGCAAGCACGACAACTGAATGTCCCAGACTTTTTGTGTAATTTTTGCAAGAAGCGAAAGCACCATAGCGAACTGGACTTTTCCCAGAGAGTGGCTACCTGCAAGACCTGCACGGCGGAACTATCATGAAGCCCTACTATCAGGATGAGTTCTCCACCATTTACCACGGCGACTGTAGGGAGATACTGCCCCTGCTCGGGCCGGTGGATCTGGTGCTGACCGACCCGCCGTACGGGGTGAGCGGTAAAAACAATACTCGTAATGGGCAGCGAAAGGCTGGACGTAAAAACGATTACGGTATTATACAAGACGGTATAGAAGCTGTAGAGATAGCCGTATCGGTTATAACTTATTTAACATCCAAGGGGGGACGATGTATTCTTACGCCAGGAAATAAGAATGTAACACGTTACCCCCCATGTAATGCGTTTGGTTGTTTTTACCAACCAGCATCTGTCGGATTACAAAGTTGGGGACGTGCGGATTCACAGCCCATCTTATACTACGGGACATCCCCTCATGCTGGGCAAGGGTTGCCTGGGCAAAAGCTTTCATGGATATTAACTGAACCCCCATCAACTAATCTTCACCCATGTGCTAAGCCAATAAACGCATGGAAGAACCTGATATTGGCAGGATCACTGGATGGTGAGACAATCATGGACCCGTTCATGGGCAGCGGCACCACTCTCCGTGCAGCCAAAGACCTGAGGCGTAAGGCCATAGGCATCGAGATCGAGGAGAAGTATTGCGAGATTGCTGTCAATCGACTAGCTCAAGGAGTGCTATTATGAAACCTGAACTGGGTGACTCCACCTACGGAGATAAGATAGGCAGGACCAGCACATCCAAGTTCTGGTACGTGGACTGTCCTTCCAAGACATCCCCTGATTGTCTGGGAGAGAGGTGGACTTCCATCTCAACGGGGAGGTACGCATCGCACAACCCTGACCACCTGAAGCAGAGAGTCTGCAAGGCCTGCGATATCTCCCGCAAGAGGGCCGCATTCAAGCTGCCCCGGCCTCGGACACCAAGCAGGCCTTTCTGATGGTCACCTTCATCTACCCCGGCCTCCCGCCCAGGGAGTTCAGCCGGAACAGCCGGGCTCACCACATGGTGCTCCATAAAGTCCAGGAGCAGGTCAATGATGATGTCTACATGCTATTGATGGAGGCCGGGTGGAAACCAGGAACCCCTCTAGAACGCGCTGTAGTGGCCGTAGAGTTCGTTCTACCCGACAAGCGGCGCCGTGATCCCGATAACCTTCAGACCACCCTGAAGCCGATCTGGGATGCCCTGGTCAGGCACGGAGTAATCAAGGACGATTGCCTGGAGTGCATCGGGTTCCCGAAATATAGCTTCCGGTACGCTGATGACAAGAAGGCAGCGACCATCATCACAATCAGGGGCGTAGAGACGATACTCCTAACCCAAGAGTACGGGGCTCAGGAGCACAGTTGGACGAACGATGGAGTAATTGAGATTACTGCTGATCCGACTGCTCCAGCTTCTCAATAATAATCTGATCCAGTTCAGCCAGCAGGTGCGGCGTCGGCAGCTTCACGGGGAGCACCGGCGCTGCACTGCTGGGTGGGGTATTGCAGGAGTCGCAGCACAAGACCAGGCCGCACACGGTACAGAACCTGGAATGAGCACAGTTGTAGGGGTCCATCAAGGTTGGCATCGGACGGGGAGAAGACTTCATAGTATGATGGCAGAATACCTCGTCTTCACGGTCAATCATCAAGGAACTCCTCGACGAAGCCCCAGCCAAATACCTCCTCTAGCTTCTTGACAAGCTTCTCCATGTTCACCCTCAACACTTTCCCGTTGTTATCCCTGGACTGATAGATCCACTCGTTGGTCTCAGCATCGTGAGGAGACAGCAAGGTAGCGTTACCTGCTGCGTCCATCACTCTCAACTCCCCACTGGTGGAGTAGAGAGAAACCCCATTGGCCAGCGTTCCGACAGGAGCAGTCCCATCAAAGATGGACACCAGGTTCGTCCCTGCTGTGGTGGCATGCTCATCGCCAGCCCCTACTTTGAAGGAGTTACCCACGAAGGTGCTTGATATCTGCCGGGCATCATCGAACTTGATCCACCGGATGCTGGCCCCGCTGGTGATACGTACATCAAAGGACCCCGCCGTGGTATGGGTGATAGCCCAGTATCCGTTGGCGTCAGTGGTTGTGGTGGCCCGGACCGGGGTGGTCGTGTTCTTGTCCAGAAGCTCTACGGTGGCTCCCGATACCGCAACCCCGGCATCGGTATAAAGAAAACCTGCGTACTCTAATGCGACTGCCATTACAAACCCCTCGATGCTCTAGAATGATCACGGTAGGCCAGGGCCTCTCCAACGTAGAACTGGACATCCTCCTCGATCTGGTCCTCGTCCAGGAAGATTACCTTGAGTCCCTCGGCAGCTAGCTGTATGCGAGTGAACTTGTCCCTGCCTATCTGGTCTGCCCCTCTGTTGTAGTGAACGAAGACGCCCTGCACAGCCAGGGCCAGGTCAGGCTTCACGATAAAGTCAACCTCGATGGCCCCTTTTACGTTAATTCCAAAAAACCTGGATTGGTAAATGAAGTCTACCCCAGGCTTCTTCCCCCGGCGCAGCAACTCCTGATACACCAGGTACTCAGGGACAGAACCGTACCCCTCGGGTGCTGTCTGCGGTCTCTGTTCTGGTATCTGCCGGATGGTCATAGCTCAGCCAGAGAGATGCGGCTCTCCCCTGTCTCGTCCAGCCCGGTGCGCTCCATGTTACTGGCGGAGATGATGTCCACGTAGTAGGTGCGCCACTCGTCACTGTCGATGGTGTCGCTCCGGTAGGTGAACTCTTTCAACTCCCCCTCTTCCATCAGTCGACGCAGAGCATATCGCTGAGCCTGTGGGCTGAGCCCGTCCGAGTCGTTGTTCATGTCAATGGTGGTGGTAAACCCCAACTTCAGGGGGAGCTTCTTCCTGAAGGTGAAGCTGGCCCCATGCAGCTTGGGGGTCAAGGTCGTGGTGCCCCCTCGGGCAAAGTCAAACTTGAACCTGATCCATTGGAACTTGATCCCCTTGGGCTGGGTAGCGCTGGGAAAGGTGATCCTGACGTGCCCATCAGTAGGCTGCACATCAATCACGTCAGCTTCCGTGTAGGTGGTGCTCAAGTCCAGCCCATAGGATACGGTGATCTTCTCCGTGGTGGTGATGGACCCCACCACCAGGTCAAGTACAGCACCCAGTTTCTCGATGTCGTCCTGACCAAAGTTGAACCAGGGAGTCTCGTGCGTCCCGGATGCAGCATAGTCAATGGTGGTTAGCTGGTCAGGGTTTGTTACGTCCGTAGCCAGGTCCATAAAATAGACCCGCTGGTTGTGAGCCCACCAGAGACGGTAGGTGCTGCCATAAGCAGAGGCTACCAGTCCGTAGGTCATAGCCTGCCCAGCCGTGGCACTATCCCAGAGTACCTGCCAGCCTAGCTCGTCCCACCCCAGCACGTAGTTGATCCCGGTGCTGGGCTCAACTACTGGTGATTCGCCACCTGCATACAGATCCACAGCAGCAGGCGCTGTAGTCGTGTCGAGCAGGGCTATCAGTTCGTTGTGAGACGAAAGAAGCTGCGTGATGGTCCCCCTGGCAGCCGAAGGCAGCCCATCATCCTTGTCAGGCCCGACAATACTGACCACAGCACTGCTGGTACCGTCCGTGTAGCGGTACACTGCGTTGCCAGCAGGGATGTAAAGGTTGTCTCGCCACCTGGTAGTCCCCTTGCCGTTGTTGGGGTGCCGGGGCAGCGTGAACTGGGTGGCCTCGAACTTGCCAGTGTCAAAGTTGTGGGCATACAGCCCGGACCTGGTCATGCAGAGCAGTATCGAGTTGCCAGAGGTGTCCTTCCCCTCGAACAGGTCGGTAGCATACCCATTGGGCAGGGGCAACTGGGCGTCATTAGCCCAGGTTCCCACATCAATGAAGGTGCTGAACTTCAACTGCCCTGTCTCGTCGATGCCCCAAACTTTCTCGTCCCAGTAGGCCAGGTAAATCATGTCCTCGGTATCGTCCACCCAGGTAGTCCCGTCAGAGGAGTACGAATACCCTGTGGTATGGGCGACAATAAAGTAGACAGTCCCCTGTAGCCTCACCACAAGAGCATCGGTGGCTGTCCCCGGCAGGGTATGAGCTACGGTGGTCCAGTTGTCTCCCCCGTTATCGTACTTCCTCAGACTGTTACCGAAGCTGGCGTAGATGGCATCGTTAAACTCTACGAGAATGCCGATGTCAGTAGCTGGCCCCGCTGCGGTAATGTTAGCCAGCCTCTGTAGGACCAGGTTATTCTTGTGCCGGAGGTCCAGGGTAGACCACCATGCCCTATCAACAGTGGCTGCTGCCTCAGACCTGTAGAGACCTATCCCGCTGCGCCAGTCGGACAGGCCCAGGAGAGAAGCTCTGGGCTGCGAGTCTTTGGTGATGTCTCCAATCGTGACCTTGGCAGGAAAGACGGATATCATCTCGGACTGGATGGCACCCTTGATATGGAACCGGGTGCCTCCCAGGAATATCTCGTTGCGACGCTCTACTCTGGTTACCACTAGTCAATCTTCCTGGCGTTCTGCATTCTAGGGAACTTCCTTTCTGCCTCTGCAAAGGCGCCGACCCAGTAGGCAGACATCCCTCGTCTATCCTCGGGGTCGTTCTCCCGGCCCATTGAGTTGCCCATCAAGGCAAAGGCAGTGGTGGCATTAACTATGTATTGTTCTGGGATGTCCAGCACCGACGTGTCCCCTGTTACCCTGGTTGGATAGCTGCCTCCTGATATCTTGAGCAGGGCATACCCGATCTGGTTGGCCCCGTCTCTGGTGAAGATGATGTCGTTCCCCTCCCGGTCCAGGGACCAGGACCGCTTGGATAACTTCTCCCACTCTGCGGTGTCATTGGCTACTACCGACAGACGGTCCAGCCAGATAGTGTTGGCCCCGGCATTGGCGTTATACTCCAGCCCCACACTGATGATGGCAGTACAAAGTTCCGGCGTGGCCAGGGATACCCGGAAGTAAGTCCAGGTATCAGCAGCAATGGCTGGCACAGTCAGAGTCTCTACCGGAGAGGCGCAACTGGCTGTGTTGTCCAGCAGAATATTCAGATCACCACTAGCCAGGGCAGTAGTGCACTTTACCCATCCTTCGAGAGTGTCCCCGAAGGAATAGTCCGTGCTTGATATGGAGTCTGAGACCAGGTCTCCGTTCGATACCCCAGCCCCAACGGTGAAACGAATTGACGAGGAGCCTCTTTTCTTAATTTCAGTATCAATGGCGATTGTAATGTCACTGTCAGTTGCTTCATCGAAAACTTTATCACAGGCGTGTACCTCCTTACTGGAAACTCTTTTACGATATTCAATTTTATCTACCATGGCAAACTCGGAGGGCAGGTCGTAGCGCAACTGGGCGCCGTCCCCATGCAGAGCTACGCTCTCCTCCCTGGCATAGAACCTGCCAGCCGCACGGTCAATAGCCTGGTTAGCAAAGTCCATCAGCAAGGCAGGGGGATACCGGGAGTCGTATATCTCGTAGGTATGGCTGGTTGCTGTGGCCGCAGAGAGGGCAGGCTCTACCTTGATGGTGTGGCCCGATGGCTCAAAGGAGTCCACCCTCGCCAGGTCACCATCAATAGTCCCGCCCGTTCCCAGCACCCAGGAGCCGGGCTCCACATGGCGCAGCTTGTTGTCGATGATGGTAGTAGTGCTACCTGCATAGGTAGGAGCCGAGGCCACAAAGCTCTCCCCCATCAGGTTCCGTGCAACCTGTGTCCGTACCTGCTTCCATGTCAGTCCAATAACAGGCATTTAGATCCCCTCCACTCGGATATGGAACTCCAGACGGTCTGAGTTATCCCCCGTAAAGTACACTTCCACCCGGTAGAACTTGCCTGCAGTCAGCAGCTTGAGAGGAGACAGAGTAATGATGGAATTGGTGACCGTGGGAGTGTTGACTGGCATCACCGTTCCTATGACATCGCTCCCGTCGGACTCGTCTATCACCTCCGTCACCCCTGGTGAGGTGGGTGTCAGAGTCCAGTTGCTCACGTCAATAGCATGAGCACGTATCTCTGTCGCAGTCTGCTTCAGAGGCCCTTGAGGGTATCTTGCTTCTATCGAACTCATCTACGGCGTGGCCTTAAATCAGATTTGATTGTCCTTTCAGGAGAGAAGTTAAGCATACTCCGCTCTGCTGCCTCCGACTGGAATGTTCTGTCTGGTGAAAATATGAGCATGGACCTCACGCTCAACAGAGCCTCAAAGGTGCGTACTCCGAGAAACGCAACGATGTCACTGATAGCTGATGCTATGGGAGGACGTGTCGCTGCGTAACGAGCCCTGCCATAGATAGCTGTGCCCAGTATTGTGGGAGTGACAGCAGCCACAGGGCTAACTCCCTACGTCAATGGTCTCAGCCCACTCTTCTTCGTCTGGGACTTTCCCATTGGTTCCCTTGGCTATCGTTTCCATGGCCTCTCTCAAGAGCCTCTCAGCAATGATGGCACGAAGCTCTTGCATTGCAATAGGATTCTCCTGCAACAGCCGGTTAAGATCCTCGGGAGTCGGTGTCATCGGTTCCATACTTCCACCTCTAATCAAATACCACGGATGCCTGGGTGCGTTCGTAGCTAATGACCTGCTCTTTAAGAGTCTGCCTGATAGCAGCTATCAGATCATCAGCAGTCACGGTGCCCTCGATGCCTCTGGTATCCCCTAGCCAGGCATACACCCGTGCTAGCTGGGCATCGTTGATGTTGAATACGTTCTTGATCTGGGTATCGGTTACGGCCATATAGTATCTCCTTATGCTGATGAGGTTATGGTTTCTACTCCGGCGGCGGTCTTGAACTTGAGCTTATCTTCGGACGCATCGTACCAGATCTGCCCTTCTGTGGTCCCGTCAGTGTCGGTAATCAACAATCTCAGTTGGGCTTCACAAATCAATTCGGACTTGGCATTGATACTGGCATTCCCCGTCAGGTTCAGAGGATTGAGGGTATTGCTGGCATCAATATTCTCAATCTCCATATAACCACCAGTTGTTGCATCCTTGCCAATAGTTCCCAAATACACACCGTTGGCATAAAAAGCGATTAATTTATCCAAGGGCACGTTGATAGCAAGAGCATCCTCGCCAATCCGCCCAATGGAGTGCTGGGTGCCAGTAATGGCCGGGCCTTCAGCAGTAAAGACAATCTCCTCTTCCATATTGAAGCTTGTCCCATTAGATAGGACAACATTAGAAGTAGGGCTCAGCGTCAGGTTCCCCGTCGTGGTAGAGATAGTGGTTGCTTCCTGGAAGGCGAAGGCTGCTGCGGAGTAGAATAAACGAGATCCTCCTGCAATATAAAATTTTAATCTATCGCCTGCTGAATCATGAACAATATATGTACGTGAATTGGATGCGTTGGTTCCAAAAAGAATGCCTGTAGTAAATCCGGTGGGCGCTAACAATTGCAAATAGGTAGTTGCAGAATGTTCGATAATTAGTTTTGCCGACGCATGGGCGTTTACTGTTCCAGCAGATCCTCCCCAGATATGCACAGAGGTGGGGTCAGGACTAGGAAAGCTTGCAGCTAACCCGATCATCAGATCGCCGGTACCGGCTGCTCTTAGATCCCAGAAAGTATCCGTACCATCATAGTAGATACGGGAATCGCTGCCCGTTCCGAAGGCAGCAGCCTTATTATCTGGAATAACTACGTCAGTTGTAGGGCTGAGAGTTAAGGCTCCTGCCGTGGTGGAGATATTGGTAGCTTCCTGGAAGGCTAATGAATTTGCGGAGTAGAAGAGCCTATTAATTCCTCCCATAAGCCACTGAAACTGATCATTAGTATGAAAGTATCGAAACTGCCCGGTATCATTATCGTCTACGTCACCAAACTTGGTACCACTATATCCATTGGACGGAGTCAGCATATTGATGAAGGTGTTTCCGTTATCTTCAAGAGTTAATAATGAGGCTGTTGCCGAAGCAACAGCTCCGGCGCTACCTGCCCAGATATGTACAATTCCTGGATCAGGGCTAGGGAAGCTTGCTTCTAAAGCAATCATCAGATCGCCGGTGCCAGTTGCTCTCAGGTCCCAAAAAGTATCCGTGCCATCGTAGTAGATCCGGGAATCGCTGCCCGTTCCGAAAGCAGCAGCCTTATTATCTGGCAGAACTACATCAGTTGTAGGGTTGAGAGTTAAGTCTCCCGCAGTGGTAGAGATAGTAGTAGCTTCCTGGAAGGCTTGTGCTCCTGACGAGAGTATGTAACCTGCTCCTGTAGCTCCTACTACTGCGCCATCTAATCTTACTGTCCCCGAGTCAACCCATAAAGCGTAAGTATCTGCCCCCTGGATATAAATCCCATAATCATTGGTAGCTGCTGATAATGTAGGGATATAAAGTCCATATTGATTTGTAATAGTACCTGTTACTGAAGAGGCATTTGATACCTCAATATGCCTTGCGTTAGTTACTACGCCTGAAGCATTCCCTGGTCCGACTATCGAAGAGAAAAACCCTCTAGCGGTAGGAGTCGTAACAGCACCCATATTAGAAAAGTTCAAAGTAGCACTAAAAGCTCTAGCATTGGAAAAGATGCCCGCTGAGCCGCTTCCGAAGAGTACAGTGCCTTGAACCGCTGATCCAGTAGTTATATTTCCAGTGGAACTAAGTTGAACTTCTCCATTAACCCCCTGTGCTGTTACTACTGTGTTTGTTCCTTGATGATTAATCAAAAAGCCTAGCGCACGTAATGTAGTGAATGTTTGGGCATTGCCACTCTTTGTCAATAGGCTTGACGTTAACCCCCGGACATTACCTGTCTGAGAAGATGCTGGATCTAACGTCAACTTAGATTCTATTAATTGAAATGCGCCAGTCCCTGTATTAGTTTGAGTAACTTTAAGCTCCCCCGTAGGACTGAGAGTCAGATCCCCGGTGGTGGTAGAGATAGTAGTAGCTTCCTGGAAGGCGAAGGCTGCTGCGCTGGCTATAAACCGACCAGTCAGGGTTATTCCTGTGGTGAAAGTGGGCGAAGTATCAAAGACTGCTACCCCAGTTCCGGTCTCGTTGGTCAGAGCAGTTGCTAATTGGGCAGAGGTGAATGAGCCCAATACAGCCGCATTGCCTACTGAGGTTACATGCCCAGTAAGATTGGCGTTAGTGGTTACGTTGCCAGCCGTTAGCCCAGCGGCTGTTCCTGTTAAGTTAGTGGCTACACCAGAAGCAGGAGTCCCCAAGGCTGGAGTAACTAGAGTAGGACTGGTAAGGGTCTTGTTAGTCAGAGTTTGGGTGAAGTCTTTGAATACAAACTCGTCATTGCCAGTCAGCAGAGGCAAGGTCACAGTTCTATCAGCCGTTAGCTCGCTGACAGCAAATACGTACTGGTGATCCGCAGATGTATCATTAATCTGGGGAGTGGTCAGGACTGGACTGGCTAATATTCCTACCCCAGTCAGAGAAGAGTTGACTACCCCAGACCCAAGAGTAGTGGCATTCAGCACCGAAGTGCCACCTATCTCGTAGTCGTTGCCAGTAGCTACGTTCACTCCTCCAGTGTCAAAGGTTACCTCTGTTACAGCATTGATGCTCCAGACGTGGGTAGCTCCTGTTGGTACGTTGGAGCGCATGACAGTAGAATCGTCACGTCCGAAGCTGTACTCAGTAGAGGTAACGGCAATGCCTGCATCCCAGACAATAGCTTCAACTGGGTGCTGCAACTGGTCAATATGGGTAGCTGCTATCGGAGCAGCCGCCGTATCTCCCGAGTCCCAGGCAGCAGCAGAAGTTCCAAAAGCAGCACGAGCCGCTGTCAGATTATTGGACGATACAGCAGAGACAGTGCATAGCTCTACATTATTCCCGTCAGTCAGAAGCAGGACAAAAGGAGCAGAAGGAAGCAGGGTAGCATCAGCAACAGGGATGGTGGTGGCTGCTGCCGTTACTCCCGATGAGAGGGTGGTCTCTGCAAAGTTCTTTGTGTTGTAGTGAGCCACTAACGGACCCCACGGTAGAATACTTTATTGTTCGTGGACTCAGCCATCTTCGCCTTGAACTCCCGGTA